AAAAGATTTATTCTTTTGACCTAAGTGCAGCGACGGATCGTCTGCCCGTCTTGCTTCAGGGTCTGCTGTTATGGCAGATCTTTGGAAGACACTTTGCTTCAACTTGGAAGGCATTGCTTTGCCGAAGAGCCTACTACCTGGGCGCTAATCACGTCCGGGCGGCGGGTCTTGGAAGCAAAGGAAAGAACCTGAGGTATGCCGTAGGGCAGCCAATGGGAGCCCTTTCGAGTTGGGCTATGCTAGCTCTGACGCATCATGCTATGGTGCAATTTGCGGCTTATAGAGCGGGGGAAGCGAGGTGGTTCGACCGATATGCGGTCTTAGGTGATGACATAGTTATTGCCGACGACCGAGTAGCTCGAGAGTATGTAAAGCTCTGTGAGTCTATCGGACTGGGTATTGGGATTGCAAAATCCCTAGAAGCGAGAGGTAAAACTCTTGAATTCGCTAAGAAGTTCTTCTTTCGAGGAGAACATGTTAGCGGTTTACCGGTCAAGTTCTGGGCGGCAGCTCAGCACACGGCCGGCGTTGCGCATGCCTTAACAGCATGGTATCCTACCGGTTCGCTTGCGAACTTTGTACGTGCTCTTGGGGTCGGTTTCAAAGGAGCAAGTAAGGTCGATGCCCCTTGGCACGTTGTGCCGAGACGGTTGAAAGTCTTACTTGTGCTTTTGATTCAGCCAACAACCGGAGGCCGCTTTGCGATGAAGACATGGCTTGATTGGCTCATGTCCACTTCCGCCGTTGCCAAGGTCGACGACAGTCGGCTTTGGGAACTCGTAAAATTCAATCCATGGGCCACCGGCCTAATGGAGGAGGTTTTACGTCCTGCCCGTGATCGCATCGATGAGATGCAACCAGATCTCTTCTTCGCTGAGGGAGGGACCTGGGATCCGGCTGGGAGGCTGATCGACGCTCAGGCCAACGTGGCCTTGGCGTCGGCGCAAAAGTCTATCGACTTAGCTGAAGGATCAATGAAGCACTTGCAGCGATTAGACGTAAAGTTTAATGCGGTCCAGACGAGTGCGATTTTCGCACAAGTTGTAAGATCGGCCGAGAAGGTGGACTTAATCCCCCCTTCTGCTGTCCGAGCTCTTCGACGAACCAAAGATGTTGCTGTAGCTCCAGTTCTTGAATTCTTCAAGCTCTGG